TAAAATCCACAGACGTTTCCGGTATGCCACAGCCATTACGGACGTTTGAGTACCACGAAATAGGCACTCAGATGCCACCTATAATGGTATCGTAATTTAAGACACTTCAAGAGACATTTCTTAATGAATCTGATATACTGTAAACACTACAGAAAGAAGGATTATTATTATGTCTCGAACAAGAAGAAATTTCTCTGCCAAATTCAAATCAGAATTAGTGATTGAACTGCTCAAAGGAGAAAAGGACTTAAATACAATCGCAACCGAAAACAATATTCAGCCGAATCTTCTCCGCAACTGGAAGAAGGAGTTCCTCGATAAAGCATCCGTGGTTTTTAATGACACACGAGAGGATAATCTGAAAGAAAAACTCGCTTTAGAACGCAAGGAAAAAGCTGAATATGCGAAAAAAGTTGGCCAGCTCACCATGCAGGTGGATTGGTTGAAAAAAAAATCTGAAGAAACACTTGGACCTGACTACGAGAGTAAATTTAGTCCAAAACCTTTTGAAGACTAAAGAACTTCCAGTTAAAACAGGAGCTACACTTCTTGATATCAATCGTACCAGTGTTTATTACAAGGGCATGCCCATATCTCAGGAGGAGTTGGATTGCAAATCGATCATAGATCGATTACACACGGATAATCCGGCCTGGGGAGCACGACAACTGTCTGCTCAACTGAAGAAGCGTGGGCATCAGGTTGGTCGCCGGAAAACGCGCCGTTATATGAATGAAATGGGGATTGATCCAATTTATCCAAAAATGAACCTTTCTAAACGTATGCGACAGGCTAAAGTCTGCCCGTATCTGCTACGTAACGCCGTTATCGACCGTCCAAATCAGGCATGGTCAATCGACATTACATACATCCCCATTAAGCGTGGATTTCTGTATCTGACCGCTGTGATTGACTGGTACAGCCGCTGTATCGTTGGCTGGGAAGTCGATGATACTCTGGATACCAGAATGGTCATAACTGCGTTAAAAAAGGCGTTTATAGTGGCAAAACCTGTTATCCTGAATTCAGATCAGGGCTGTCAGTTTACAAGCAATGAGTACATGAATTTCCTCAAAGAGAACCAGATCCGTCAAAGCATGGATGGTAAAAGCCGGTGGGCTGACAATATCATGATTGAACGATGGTTCCGAAGCTTCAAGTACGAGGAAGCATATCTGACCCAATATAACAATATCAGAGAAGCACGGAAGGCAATCGGTAAATATGTGCACACTTACAACTTTGAACGTTGTCATTCTGCACTCAATAATCAAACACCGGCATCCTGCTATTATCCGATTCTGTTACTGGATGATCATGCAGCCTAAGGGGGGATTTTCTCCCCTACCCAGTTACATATATCAGTTCATTATAAAAAGCTTAGATTTTTGTCTTGACAACTGAACCACTATAACCTAAACAGCCTGCTCAGAACATGGACAGTAAATATGTCACCAGACAGGAATATGACGATTTAAAGGGCAAATACGAAGCTATCATAAACCGATTAAATTCTTTTTCTGAACCTGTTAGAGCTAATACCGCACAGGAATCAACAGTCAAAGGAGGAAACGCAGATGAGTAATCCATTATTTAACATGCTTGGTGGTGGGATGCCGCAGGGAAACGGACCAATGCAGATGATACAGCAGTTTATGCAGTTTAAGCAGAATTTTAAGGGAGACCCGAAAGCAGAAGTTGAGAAAATGTTGCAGTCTGGAAAGATTTCTCAACAGCAGCTTAATCAGGTTCAGCAGATGGCAGGACAGTTTCAACACATGTTGAAAGGAATGAAATAGTACATTACAATCTGGCCAGATTGATGTAAATACACAAAAAGGAGATTATATTATGGATGGAAATTATAGCTTAGCAGATATTGCCGCTGCTACTGGAAACGGTAGAAATAATGACGGCATGTTTGGCGGAGATGGTAGCTGGTGGATTATTGTTTTATTCATTTTTGCTTTCTTTGGATGGGGAAACAACGGCTGGGGTAATAACGGCAATGGCGGTGGATATGCAGCCACAGCAGCTACTCAGGCAGACATTCAGAGAGGATTCGACAATTCAGCGGTAATCAGCAAACTTGATGGAATCAACAGTGGCCTGTGCGATGGCTTTTATGCCATGAATAATGGTATGCTTACCGGATTCAATGGAATCAACACAAACATCATGCAGACCGGCTTCGGAATCCAGCAGGCTATTAATGCCGATACTGTGGCTAATATGCAGAATACTAATGCTTTACAGGCACAGCTTGCGAACTGTTGCTGCGAAACCAGAGAAGCAATTCAGGGCGTAAACTACAATATGGCACAGAATACCTGCGCATTACAGAACACAATGAACAGCAATACAAGAGACATTATTGACAGTCAGAACGCTGGAACAAGAGCCATTCTTGACTATCTTTGCAATGAAAAGATTTCTAGTCTGCAGGCTGAGAATAATGATCTCAGACGTGCTGCATCTCAGGATCGCCAGAGCGCACTTCTCACAACTGCAATGGCTTCTCAGACACAGCAGCTCATTAATGCAATCAATCCAGCACCGATTCCGGCATATCAGGTTCCTAACCCGAACACATATTACGGATGTGGATGCGGATGCAACACCGGATGCAATTGCTGATAACTTCATATCGAGAGTATCTTTCGATTGATTCGAATGTCGGCTTATGCCGTATTACACAGAGGGGCAGGCTGAGACCTGTCCTTTTGTGATATGAAAGGGGTAAAAATTATGGCAGAATTTACAAGTGTAGCTGCTCAGACTGTAGCAGCAAATGGAAACGTAGTATTTTCAAATACAGCAGTTAAGGGTTCTAACTGCATTCAGCACAGAGAGGGAAGTGGAATCATCACTCTAAGAGGACTGACTAACCAGTGTAAAGCGAGATTCTTCGTGGATTTTTCTGGTAATATCGCAATTCCAACAGGCGGTACTGTCGGAGCTATCTCACTGGCTATTGCAATTTCTGGTGAGCCGGTTCTTTCTTCCCAGATGATTTCCACACCGGCAGCAGTAAATCAGTACAATAATGTGTCCTCTGGCATCTATATTGATGTGCCTCGCGGATGCTGCGTTAATATCGCGGTAGAAAACACAAGCGATCAGGCTATTTCTGTTGCGAACGCGAACATTGTTGTGACCAGAGAAGCGTAGGAGGTGTGATTATGAGAGATATTAAAGACTTATGCGCAAGAATCGAAGACGAGCTGTCCAAAATTGCTGATAATGGGCTGACCACTGGGAACTTGGAAATGACATACAAACTGATTGATATGTACAAAGATATCAAGAATACGCAGTACTGGGATAAGAAAGTAGAGTACTACAACACTGTCCTTGATGAGATGCGTAGCGGCTACAATGACGATTACAGCGAACGTGGAAGAAAGCGTGATAGCATGGGGAGATACAGCGCAAATGACGGCAGAATGATGCCGGATTATGACCGAGGCAGTTCTTATGCCAGACGTGGTGAGCATTATGTTAGAGGACATTACAGCCGCTCTGACGGACGAGATGCTTATGACGACTATATGACACAGAAACAGAGCTATCGTTCCGGCAAGTCTGAAGACTGCAAAAGAAAGATGCTCGCCGCATTGGAAGAACATCTGGACGAACTTACAACAGAAATGAGTGATATGTCCAAGGATGCAGAGTGCCGGGAAGAACGTGATCTTGTCAAGAGATACGTAGAAAAACTCCGTGATATGCTCTAAAAACACAAAAGTGGTAGAGAGGTAGTTAAAAGAAATCTGTTATAATGTAATTGTGCAGCAGGAAGCACAAGTAAAACGGTTGTTTTTGACATTTTCGTTTTAATCCTCATTCCTTTAATCTAGTAGCTGGTACGCACGCTTTAACGAAAAGTTGAACAGGTTCGAATCCTGTCGTGCGTATTTGCCATCTGGCACGTAAGATGGCTCACCTCCTTGATTAAGGTTTTTGTTATTCATACTTTTCTTTTAAAAAAGAAATAAATATCCGAAACAACTCGTGGCAGGCATGACACGTTAAACACCTTGCTAACCCGGGAATCCGGGTTATGTGGAATGTACGCTAGTGGAAAACTGACAGAGTCGCACTCTGGTCTCCGGTTCGATTCCGGGCGCTCCGCTTTAATCCGCTTAGAGTTAAGCTGTTTGTATACAGGTGGTCTATGTCTCAGGTGGATTTACGCTATAGCGAAAGAAGTGAAATTCACCCCAGTTTCTTTTTAGAGGGTTGGCCGTTATAGGCGGCATGGAATGTAGCTCAGTGGTAGATCGCACTGTAAATGTGAGGTCGCAGGTTCGATTCCTGCCTTTCCGATTACCTTGCCAGTGGTCTAACTGGCTTAATCCATTTACCTGCGGCGGCAGGTCAATAAACACGACCAGGAGGATGTTATGCAGAAACTTATTGACACTTTAAAATCATTTGGAATTGAAATCCCGGAGGATAAACAGGCAGATGTAAAGAAAGCACTCTCTGAGAATTACAAGAATGCAAAGGAAGTTGCAAAAACTCTGTCAAAAGTCGAGGGAGAACGTGATGACTGGAAAGTACGTGCTGAGACAGCAGAAGAAACCTTAAAAAGTTTTGACGGTATCGACCCGGCAAATATTAAAAGCGAGTTAGAGACTTGGAAACAGAAAGCGGCAGATGCAGAGAAAGAATTCAATGCAAAAATCTACGACCGTGATTTCTCGGATGCTCTGAAAGTGGCACTCGATGACGTTAAGTTTTCCAGCGAAGCGGCAAAGAAATCAGTCATGGCAGACATCAAAGAAGCAGGATTAAAGCTGAAAGACGGCAAAATTCTCGGATTAAATGATCTGATTGAGCAGATGAAACAGTCTGATGCATCCGCTTTTGTGGACGAATCTCAGCAGCAGGCTCAGCAGAACCAGGCAAGATTTACCACTCACGTTGGACAGCAGCAGACACCGGGAAGTATGACCAAAAAAGATATCGAAGCGATCAAAGACCCGTCCGAGAGACAGGCTGCAATTGCTCAGAATATCCAGTTATTCCAGTGATTTTTACACCGACTATACACCAGAGTATAGCCGCTAACCCAATACCTTAACAATTATGGGTAGAAAGGATTTTTTATGCCAGCAAAAACAAATCTTATTATGACTAATGATATCCAGGTAACGGCACGTGAGATTGATTTTGTTACCAGATTCGAAAGAAACTGGGAACACTTGCGTGAGATTCTGGGTATCATGAGACCTATCAAAAAGCAGCCGGGTGCTGTACTCAAGTCCAAATACGCAGAGGGTACTTTACAGCGTGGAAATGTTGGTGAGGGTGAGGAAATCCCTTACAGCAAGTTTACCGTAAAAGAAAAGACCTATGCGGAAATGACCATTGAAAAGTACGCAAAGGCTGTATCTATCGAAGCAATCAAGGATCACGGTTATGAGAACGCCGTTCAGATGACTGATGATGAATTCCTTTTCCAGCTTCAGACTGACGTTACCAGCAGATTTTACGACTATCTGAAAACCGGTACACTTACTTCCACAGAAACTACATTCCAGATGGCTCTGGCAATGGCTAAGGGTCGAGTAGAAAACAAATTCAAGCAGATGCACAGAAATGTGACTGGTGTTGTTGGATTTGTGAATATTCTGGACGTATATGAATATCTCGGAGCAGCTGAGATTACTATTCAGAACCAGTTCGGATTCCAGTATATGAAGGATTTTATGGGATTCAACACAATCTTTTTACTGTCTGACAGCGAAATCCCGAGAGGACAGGTTATTGCTACTCCTGTTGAGAACATTGTCCTGTACTATGTAGACCCGAACGAATCTGACTTCGCAAGAGCAGGACTTGTATACACCGTATCTGGTGAGACAAACCTGATCGGATTCCACACTCAGGGCAACTATCACACAGCAGTGTCCGAAGCGTTCGCAGTTATGGGACTTACTCTTTTTGCGGAGTACATTGACGCAATCGCAGTAATCACCATTGATGAGACACCAACACTTGGTACTCTGACAGTAACATCTGCGGCAGGAACAGTAACTGGTGATACAAAAATCACTGTAAATCCGGCTAAGGAAAACTCCAACAACGTATACAAATACAAAGTTGCAACAGACGCAGTAACTGTTGGATATGGACAGAACCTCAGGAACTGGACTTCTTGGGACGGAAAAGCTGACATCAAGGCGGCAACCGGACAGAAGATCACAGTAGTTGAGTGCGATGGAACATACAAGGCACTGAATGCCGGAAGTGCGAGCGTAACAGCAAAATCATAAACACAGGAGGTAACTGGCATGGCTTACGCAGATTATAAATTCTATACAGAATCATTCGGCAATGTCGTGCCAGAAGCTGACTTTCCACGACTGGCAGAAAGAGCCAGTGATTTTGTGGACACAATGACGTTTGATAGACTGGTGGATGGGCTGCCAACAAATGAACGCTCACAGAAGCGCATCAAAAAGGCAGTTTGTTCATTAGCTGAATTAATGTATCAGATTGAACTTGCTGAGAAGAACGCAATCAATCAGGCTTCGACAAATCTTACCGACACAAATGTCGGGAACATCAAAGCCGGTGCAGTAACCTCTGTATCCTCCGGCAGTGAATCCATTTCCTACGCCACACCTCAGCAGATTGGAGCGAGTGCAAAGGAATGGAGTGCGGTATATGCCGCCGCCGGAGATGCACAGAAAACGAACGACTTGCTTCTTAAGACAGCTTTGCCGCTTCTGATGGGAGTAAGGACGGATGATGGAATACCAATATTGTATGCAGGAGTGTGATAGAAATGATGGAATTAAAACAGACTGTTGAAATGATGAATAGTGCAGATTACAAGGAACGCTTTAAGGCAGAGTATATGCAGGTGGTTATTCGATATAAGAAACTTGCGAATATGCTTGAAAAATGGGATAAAGGAGAACTCCCATTTACTCCTACTTGTCCGAGAAGTACTTACAATATGCAGGTAAGAGCAATGACGGATTATATTGCAGTTCTGGAAGCAAGGGCAGTTATGGAAAATGTGAATCTGAAGGACTAAGCTATGGACATTTCAACATTAGGCTCATGTATAGCAATCGTTATGATTTGCTACATCGTAGGAATGGGCTGTAAAGCATCAAAAAGAATCTCTGATGAATGGATTCCAGTGATCATGGCGGTTATTGGTGGCATTCTCGGAGCTGTCGGGATGGGAGTTATCCCGGACTTCCCGGCAACGGATTATATCACAGCGGTTGCGGTCGGTATGTTTAACGGATTATCGGCTACTGGCGTGAATCAGATTATTAAGCAGACAACGCAGAAAGAATAATATTAAGGAGAGGGTATCATGTACGAAAAAACGGTGACGATTTTTGACTATTACGAATCAGCCACGACAGGAGATGCGTATTGGTATCCTCACGTGCTATCCGGCGTTGATCTCATTACGGACAAGGGAGCAATCCTTAAAAAGTACGGACCAGACGCAACTGACAACGCACAGTTGCACGTTCGTTATGCTGTTCAGAACGGTGATATAACCATTACCGATAAAGATGGCAAGATTCTCCCATGGGTGCCTTCGAAGGAGTGGAAAAGGCAGATTAACAATGCTCTGGAAGATACTATCACATTCTCGGACGAATCATTCTTTTGGGAGGGTGAATGGACTGGTGGAGCAGTAACTGATGGTGATTATCGAAACGGATTCTACCAGTACATGAACGAGAACAAGGATAACGTGTTTAAGGTTACCAGTGTAGGCGGTCCGTACACACTGATTCCACACTTTGAGATTTTGGGTAAGTGATATGAGTAAAATTCATCATTTCAAAGGATTCTCCATAGTCGATGGAGATATGAAAATCAAACTGAATATGGACAGGTTCTCAAGGCAGTATCAAGAAGCCCAGTATCTCCTTGATGGAATGGTTATGGACAGTATGGTGCCGTTTATGCCGATGATTACAGGGGACTTTATCAACCGAACAAGAGTTGAGAGTACATCCTTACAAGGAACTGGGAAAGTATGCGCGGCGGCGGCTCCTTATGGACGTTTTCTGTACGAGGGGAAAGGAATGGTTGATGAAGCAACTGGAAGTCCCTACGCAAGACGTGGAGCAAAGAAAGTTCTCGTTAGTCAGTTTTCTGGTCGGACAGCCGCAAAGGAAAATCTTGAATACACCAAACAGGCTCACCCACGGGCACAGGCAAAGTGGTTTGATGCCGCTAAACGGCAATATGGTGACACATGGGTTCGCAAAGTAAAAGCACAGGCAGGAGGTGGCAGGCATAGCAGATAAACCTATCGGAAAAGGCGCAACCGGATACGAAATTCTGACAGATGCCATGAAAGCACTTCTGAACCAGTATCCGGGACTGTATGAAAATGAAACAATCAAGTTTGAAGAACTTGGCAAGGAATCAGGAATTGCGTTCTCGGCAGATAATGGAGCTTTGATTTATTCAGAAAAAGAAGATGTTTGTGGCGTAATGCACCAGGTATGCCAGTACCCATTTTACGTGATATATCGCACA